TTTGTCTTCTTAACTACTGACTCATCATCGTAGTCTTCATCATAGAAAAACTCATCTAATAGTACATCGACGTCATCTCCATCCAATCCCTCTTGTGTAGACAAGTAGAATTTACGAAGTAAGTCGTCTTCAGACATCGTATCATAATCTTTATTCAACTCCTTAAAGTCTTCAAAGCTACGACCCGTTTCCTTTTTGTACTTCATATAGGTCTTAATCTCCTCATCCATCTCCTCTTGCTCCTCACGTTGAGAAGTCAAGTCATCAAAGGACTTAAGTTCGCGACCATATCTTTTACCCAAATATGAAAGAACTTTATCATCATCTAACTCCGGTTCTTCAAACGGAGCAGGTGGTGTATTGTTGTCATCAAAAACAGGAGGAGTCTCAATTTCTTGTTTCTCATCAAGCTGTTGTTGATGCTCATCTAATAATTGTTGTTCAATTTCTTGAACGCTTTTTGATTCGGACATTCCCAAATCTCTTACTTTTATTTCCATTTGATTAAATTTACATTACAAAATTATACATTTTTTTGATAATATTTTTCAATACTATCTAGGCTCAAACTCAGCTAAGTCAAACCCATCCAAGCTATCCTCGTTTGACTCAAAGTCAACAGGAGGTAGATTGTTCTTTCTTTGCTCAATTAATTTAGACTGCTGAGTGTTTTGAATAGAGATACGCTTATCCTTAGCCTTCTCCTTTTCGTCCTCTCTCTGCTTCAATGACTGAGTCTCCATGCCTCTTAGTTGCATCTGCATATCAAACTCCGTCTGCATTAACTGCTGCTTGAGTACGGCCTCGTTCTTCATCTTCTCAATCTCGAACGCAACCTCAGCTTGTTTTATCTGCATCTTTGCTTGAGATTCTGCTTGAATCTTAGCCATAGCAGCTTCAGCTGCCATTTGCTGTGATTGTAGGTTTTGCTGAGCAACCATAGCTTGCTGCTGCATCTGTAGTCGCTCCTCTCTATCCTGCTTCTTAATTCGCTTAACCTTAAGAAGCTGATTAGCCAATTTAATGTTTTTAATCTCGCGGATATCAATCGCATCCTCAAGGTTAATATCGCCTTTAGATAACGCGATTTGAATGTTCTGCTCGAGTTGTGCCTTTTCTTCTTCATCAGGTGAGATTTCAATAAAAATTCCAAAGTCATATATGTATAGGTCCTTAATCTCGTTAAGGATTGATACGTTGTACTTTCCAATTCTATTTGCAAAATCATCTTTGAAGTCAGCGTACTCAAGTATGTCAGCAACACGATATGTTAATGCCTCTGCTAGTGATCGGAACATAAACAAGCTTGCCTCTAAGATGTGGCGTGTAGCTGTATTTGAGTTAAGCGCTGCTAGCTTTTGTACACCAACCAATGCTCTTGGGTCAGGCATAGAGCCATCACGTGCCTCGTTAAGTCCTGTTACCGAACGTAGCATCTCCATATAGTGGTTGTAGTTTGCAATTAGCGTTTGTAGTTTTGATGCGCCTGAGTTACCTGCAATAGCCTGAATAGGAACGCGTCCATTATTAAACTCACCATCTTGGGTGTAACTACGTCCGATTACACTACCCGTTTGGAAGTATAGTCGGAGTGCATCCTCAGGATTGTAAGCAGCACCCGTACCAAGGTCAACCTCATTAAGACCATCAGCGTCAATGAAGACACCATCCGGAACTGTACGAGCAATAACCTGCTGCATCTTTAGGTGCGTAATCTGAATCAAGTCAGCGAATGGAATCATTCGTCGAACCAATGACTCAATAACACCCTTGTACATACGAGGAGCAATTGCCACGTAATTTGGTATAGCGTGCTGTGAAGATGACTTAGGTCGAACCATGTTTTCAGACATCTCCCACTTAAGTAGGATGTTTGTACCCATGACCATAACGCCCTCATACCAAACATCGATTACCTTTTCAATCTTCTCAAAACGACCTTCTTCCATCATGTCCGCAGGCGGGTTGAATGTGTCGTCCTTCTCTACAACGCGAACGCCTCCGTTGTCTAGGTACTTTTTCTTATAAACTACCTTTTTAGTGGTCTTGTAGTTAAAGTACAATAGCGTACACGTATCACGTGCAAAGATGTCATCTTGGTAGTACTGAGCTACGTTGTAGTAGTCATACCAACTCTGACTGTATTTTGATATCTCTTCCAAATCCTCACGAGTGAGTGATTGGTCAATCTTTAATAGCTCTGTAATAGGGAGTGTCTTAATTTCTCCCCAGTAGAAACAATCTCTAAAGTACGGGTCTTCAGTATAGCTATAGACCACGTTAGCCGGATCTACGTATGAAACCTGTACGCCTGCTCCCGGTAAAAACTCGTGCTTAGTAACAGCGATACCTAATACGGTAAGGTCATAGTCAAGGCGCTTACGCAAGTCTAGGTATTTATTTTCTTCTAATATAGTATTTATAGCCTCCTCCTCTGCAATCTCAATTGCAGGTTTGTAGTTGAGCTGCATATACAATGATAGTTCCTCATCACTTTCAGGAAGTTCCTCAGAATCCATTACAAACGGGTCAAACCCTGACTTCTCCTTAATCTTCATTAATGGAGCTTTTGCAATCATCTGCCCCTCAAGGATATCTTGGAACTTACTTCTTTTTGCTTGAGACATTGCATCCTGTGCATATGCCTTAACCTTAAACATACGGTCAGACATACCGTTTACAACGATGTCAACAAACTTAGGCAGGATTGGAACGGGTGTCCAATCAAGGTTCAAGTATGATAGGTCGCCATCAATAGCAAGTTCATTCTTGTACTTGGCAACAGACTGCTCACCACGGGCGTATAACCTTAAACGATGAAAGTCTCTCCATTGACCATAATATCTACAACTATTTCCATCTTTACGAAACCACTCGTATTGGATAGCTTGCCCTATTTGGATTCCAAATTCTGCAGTGTTCTTTTCTGCGTCAGTAACAAATTGACTCGGAAATGCAGCTGAGGGTACGTTTACTTTTACTTCTTTCATTTAATAAGTTGACTTATATTCCCATCATTACTATATCTTGCAAATTTAAGAGATATTTTTGATTCTTTTTTCTCCGGTACATATAAGTGCTTCTGATTAGCCATAATAGCCAATCCTGAGCTGATAGAGGCATCGAATTTGGTTCGGTCACTAATATCAAACCTAGCCCAATCACTAAGCGTTCTAGTGAACGGCATTGAGCCCATTTCATCCGGCTGACGATACACCCCTGCTGAATCTAATCCCACGTACTTTTCGATGTAGCTTTCGATAGCTGATGCGTGCGACTGCTTGACATCCTCAGAGGAGTTTGGTATACCACCTAGCTCGCGCTCTGTTGGCGTAAGCTTGCTGTAGTGTTTGTCAGGTCTGTTAATAGAGAACGGTCTGTACCCACGATTCTTAAAGTGGTATAGCAAACGTGGTTTGTTGTTCTCAATTAGAATTGGCATACCATAAAATATACAGGCCATTAGAACTTCCTCAAAGAATATCTCTGCCGTTTGTGGACGCGCGATGTACTCTAAAAAGAACTCGTTTGTAGGGCCCTCATCCATGTGGAACTTAGTCATTCCGTGCAAGGAGCCGTTAGAACCTCTACCACCGACTACTGCCGATATGTCATACGGGTCACATCCAAATACCCCCATGTGCTCATTGGCGGGGTACTTTAATCCGTTTTTCTCTATTACCCTGTTCTGTAAGTGCGCAGGAGGAACCCACGACAACAAGAATCTACCATTTTTGTCAGGTGAGAATACAACCTTGCTATCCTTGATACCATCTCTCCAATGGAACGAGCCACGTGTTAGATAGTGCTCTGATATTAATGCGTCGTTGTAGTCAATCTGCTGATATATTTTTGTGAGGTTAAATAGTGATGACTTGCTCTCATCACGGAACGCGTGCGACTCTGTTCTTGGGAACTGACGATAGAACTCGTTCAATGCGTCGGCATCATTTTTAAGTGAGTCAACCTCTGCCTCCCAATAGTCGATAGCGCCATTTGTAATCCACTGACCATCAACCCCTCTAATTTTTTCAATAGGCTTTCTAAATACAGGCATACCGTAGATGTCAATGAACCCCTCCATGTTCCACTCCATAGGAATGAATAGGCCATATAGCCCCGACTTAGTCTGACCATTGGCGTTACGTGTATTTACACGTGAGTCCTCATAAAGTCTTTTGTAGTTCTCACCACCCTTACTAAGCGCGTTGGACGTAGAGCCCATCATACACTTACCAATAATCTTAGAACCCAAACGTAAACACGTTTTAGTTACACGCCAATTGTTTAGGATGTTGTTCGGCTTAAGCCATTTGGCAGATTCGTCATGAGCCAAGAACAATAACTTCTCACCATCGTAAGAGTTCTCCTCTGTATTTTTCCAGTCAATGGTAGTGTCGAGACCTGTAATCTCGTTGTCATCCACATCGTGCATATTCTTCTTTGTAATCTTAGCCGCAGGAACTCGGTAGGCAAGCTCAGTCTTCGGCTTATCCATACCATCCATTACAGGCTTGAAGAAGAAGGGTAGGTTACTGTTAATAGGCACAACCTTATCTGTAAACATCTTCTTGGCATCCGCACCCGTCTTAGATAGCATACCAACCCTCGCATCTCTTGCAAGAGTTCCTATGTTGACGCACTCAGATGATGACATAAATGAGAACCCGGAACGGCGTATCTTTAGGTACACCATACCAAAGCATCTAGGGTCTGCCTTACAGGCCTCCCAAAATATAAAGAAGATTCGGTTAGCTTCACGATAGTCGGGGTATCCGATGTCAATCTTAGACCACTGCAAATACATATAGTGTGATCCCGTTATGTAGGTAGGAGTACCTCCGTTCATAAACCAACACCCCTGCTCCCTTCGGTCAAACTCCTCCTCAATGTAATCTACCCATCGGTTCTTAAACTCAGCGGGCATATCATTCCATTGGAAGATAGATTGAATACGAGTTAACTCCTTTGGGATATCCATTCTCTCCCAATACTGCTCAGATGACTTAGAGTGTCTTTGAAGACACTTTTGCGGCACAGCAGGTAGGGCAACCCTAAGACCCTGTATGTCTACTATGTCTCCAATCTGACCCGTCTTAGATATGACAATGATGTCATAGTCCTCGTTGTATCCATAAGTCCAAGACCTATCATTGTTCTTTCGAGTGTAAGCCGCCTTCGGCATTACATTCTTAACTACCTTATATAGACTACTTCCCTCCTGCACGACGTTCGGCAAAGCCCTGTTTAGTATCTACTTTGCTAGGTCCTTTCTCTAATAAGACCAAGTTCTCTCTCTCAAGCTCGATTCGATTTAGAATCTCAAACGCATCAAATATAGCGAGCTTCTTGGTAGCAGCAGCGTTCTTTAAACGGTCTGCAGATAACTCATCCTCATCGTTTGGCTTAATGATATCTTCTTTCGCAACCTTGATTAGCTGCTCAACAGCTTGCTCACCCGCAGAAATGATTCTAAGCTTTATTTCTTTTACTTTGCTCATAATAGGATTTTTATATTATGCTCAAACATACGATACATCTTCTTATCGTTGATAGTGAACTCGTACTCAGAGTCAGGTTCAAATGAAATTAAAGCCCCTGCGTTTACGCCTTTAGACTTCAAGTATTCACTCGGATAACGCATAGTTCCCATAAGTGGTTCTTCACTAAATGGTTTGTATATAAATGAGTCAATCGTATCAACCGGCTCAACAAAGCAGAATCTTCCATGTGCAGTCCAATCCTCGTCCTTCTTATACATATAGAATTGGTCAAAGTCAACAAAGAACAGGTCATCCTTGAAAAAGCTCATTCCGCTTTTTCGATTACCCTTCACATCGTTGTAGAACTTAAATACGTTATGGTGTACGATTAATGTATCACCAGGCTCAATTGGACCTGTGTAACCTATAGGGGTTTCAATAACCTCAGCATACCTATTTGAGAACTTGAAGTCTTCTTCTGAAGTGCTAACTATTAACTCAACTCCTCCAAAGTCCCCGGTATTACTGTATCTCTTCCCCTCCATAGGTTTAACTATGAAGTAGAATGGGGATTTCATTAGTAATTTATATTATATTCAATTGAAATGGGCATAGTCTGTGTGAACTCTTTCCACAGTACTACCTCCTCCTTTTTGTTGATGATGTAAATCTTGACGGAAGCCTTTGTCACATCGTAGCGGATTAAGTGAATCACATTAGACCCACCTAACACCTCTTGCCCACAGATGTAGTGCATAGCGCTTCCCTTGTAATCAGGGCCAATCGATATCTTTCTGATATCCACTACCCTACTCTATTTACTGTTAAAATAACTGATGGTGTTGCGTAAGTAACAATCTTTGCCATCTTATTTTTCTTTTTTAGTTACCTCACCCGTTTGCATATTGATAACGGCATCTTCTCCGTAAATAGCAACGAGCGCTTTTTCTTGTTCACCAAACTGAACTCGCAAGAAATCCATTCGCTTAAGAAGCTCGTGCTTCTCTAACTCCATGTCTCCCAAAGCAAGTTTAGCCTTGTTATAATCCGATTGCATCTTCTGCAATGTCTCTAATTCTTCTGTCTTTAAAAATCTTTCAGCTTTCATTTTATTAAATTTATTTTACAAATTTACAAACTATTCTGATACCAAATAAAAAAGCCACCCCGAAGGATGGCTCTTTCCTAGAAATCTCTTAACAATACTATGATATAGTAATACCTGATACCGCAAATGGTAGATTGGCAACTTGATACGCTACATTTGTCCAAGATGTTTGCAATGCAGCAATAAGCGCATCTTGAATCGCATCACGCATAGCCTCATTGCCCGCAGGAGCAGCAGCGTGTGTAATCACAACAACGTCAGTTGCTGTACTTGCTTTGTAATGAATGTGAAGAGTAGTTGTTGACTCTTGCTCAATTAAAACAATTCCTGTTGCAGATACCAATTGACGCTGCTCGTTTGTTACAGGGATACTTAAAAACTTTTCCATTTTCTAAAAAATTAATGGGTTAAACAATACCACAAAGATAAACAAAATCAGAATAGGTGCGTAATTCTTGCAATTTGACCCTGAGTAGGATGATGCAGAAAT